GTTCGAGTTCCTTCTCAAAATGAGATTAACGCTTGGATGGCAACTTCTGAACGTGCAGACGAGATCCACAGAAATGTTCGTAATAGCAACGAAGCTGTTGTGGTTGCGGACTTTAATTCTAAGCATCCAAAGGTCTGATAGGGGATAAAATGCTGTCGGTCGAGGTCACAGGGGATTTTTCAAAAACGGTTAATTGGTTTAATCGCGTAAATAAAGCCAACTATATGCAAATCCTAAATAATTATGGAGTTGCAGGCGTTAATGCCCTGGCCTCGGCCACACCTAAGGATTCCGGGTTAACTTCAGAATCTTGGGGTTATGAAATCGCGCAATCTCAAGGTTCATATTCTATCATATGGACAAACTCTCACATAGTTAATGGAATACCAATCGCTGTTATATTACAGTATGGGCATGGGACAAACCATGGAGGGTATGTTGAAGGCCGAGACTATATTAACCCCGCTTTGAGAGATATATTTGATAAGATCGCCGAAGAGACCTGGAAGGTGGTGTCTGGTTCATGAGCAGTGGAGCAATTGACGAACGTGTAGTATCTATGAAGTTCGATAACAACAACTTCGAACGAAACACGGCTACAAGTCTTGGTACGATCGATAAACTTAACAAAGCTCTGAAATTTGAAGGCGCCGCTAAGGGTCTCGCAGATATTAGCGATAAAGCCAATGGAGTTAATCTTTCAGGTATGGAGAAAGCTGTAGATTCCATATCTTCAAAGTTTTCTGCATTTGGTGCTATTGCATTTAGCGTTATACAAAATCTTACGAATCAAGCATTGTCTTTTGGTGAGAGTGCTCTAAATTCAATATTAGATCCACTTATAAAGGGCGGTCAAGAACGAGCATTAACTATTGAACAGGCTAAGTTCCAGTTTGAGGGCCTTGGCATGAATGTTAATGATACTATGGCTAGTGCTCGAGCCGCTGTACTCGGTACTGCGTATAGTCTTGCGGACGCTGCAAAGGCTGCATCGATGTTCGGTGCATCTGGCATGCGTGCTGGTGATAAGATGACTAGTTCTTTGCGCGGTATTGCTGGTGTTGCGGCAATGACTAGTAGTTCATATGAAGACATTTCTAACATCTTTACTACAGTCGCTGGCAATGGTCGTCTCATGGGTGATCAACTTGTACAGTTATCAAGTCGTGGCATTAACGTCGCAGCGACAATTGCCAAATCTATGGGTATTTCAGAACAGGCGGTACGTGATTTAGTATCGGCCAAGGGTGGAAGCCAAATAAGTTTTCAGATGTTCTCCGATGCTATGGATAAGGCGTTTGGCCAACATGCTACGGACGCAAATAAGACATATGCAGGTTCTTTAGCAAACATGCATGCAGCATTAGCACGAATTGGTGCGGATGTAGCAAGTCCTAAGTATGAACAACAGCGTTTGATTTTCAATGCTATGACTCCGGTTATCGATAAACTTCATGCGGCACTTATGCCATTGATCGATGATTTTTCTGCTGCCGGAAATGAAAGCGCTAATGGTTTGGTCAAAATGATTAATGGGTTAAACCCGATGATCGTAACTTTGACCGAGCATATGCCCTATATTGTAAAAGCTATTGATAACATTAAAGCTTCAGCAATGGCATTGATTAAACCAATTCAGGAAGCATTTAACTTCACGTTCCCGCCAAAAAGTATGAATATTTTAGGAGAACTTCTTTATAAGTTTGAAGTATTCGCTTCAAAACTTCAAATCACCGAAGATACGGCATTTGATCTAAAACGTACATTCCTCGGAGTATTTGCAGTATTCGATATCGCTAAGATGATTATTGTCGGAATAGTTCGAGTATTCGAAGATCTTCACAAGTCTTCGACTAAAAGTTCTACCGGAATTCTTGATATCACAGCTAATATGGGAGATTTTCTTCAGCATTTAGACCAAGTTCTTAGGGCCGGTCAAGGTATAAATAGATTTATGACGGGTCTTGAATCAACATTACAAGTTCCTATGGCTGTGCTTAGGGCTTTTGGAACTATGGTTGCTTGGGCTTTTGGTAAATTGTCTGGTTCTGGAACCATGGATCTAGGAGATCTCGGTTCAAAACTTACTTCTATATTTGCGCCACTTATAAAGATCGGTTCTGTGTTTGCAAATATTGGTTCTGCATTCGCTAAGGTTTGGCATGCAGTTATTATGGTCTTTGGCGGAATATGGGCAGTTATTGGGCCACTTATTACCGAAATCATTAATGGCACAGCAAGGATTGTTAAAGATTTTACAACTGCTGTAGCAAAGATGAACCCCGGCGATGCGCTTAAAGCGTTTAATATTGCGGCAATTGGTGCAGGCATTGTATATTTGTATAACTTCTTTACTCGATTCCGAGGATTACTTTCTGGTCAGACGAAGTTCACTTTCATTTCTCAGTTTAAGGCTGAGATGTTAACATTAAGTAATTCGTTGAAGGTATTCCAGGCGCAGGTTAAGGCTGGTGCATTACTCACTATAGCAATAGCCATTGGAATTCTTGCAGCATCTCTTTGGTTACTTTCTAGTATTAAACCAGATAAGATGGCTGCAGGTCTTGTTGGTCTTGCGTCTGTGTTCAACCTTATTACAGTATCTCTTAAGTCTGTATCTATGATGGCTGGATCCATGAAGGATGGAACTGTCGCTAAGATGTTGGCATTAGCAACAGTAATGGTTGTTATAGCTATAGCTGTAGATATTCTAGCAAATGCTGTAACTAAAATGTCAAGATTAAGTTGGCCAGATCTTATCAAGGGTCTTCTTGGGGTTTTAGTACTTCTTGCGGGAATTGCTGGTGCAGTTAAACTTATGGGTAACCCAGAAAAACTTGTGGCAACGGGCACTGGGTTAGTAATTATAGCAATAGCTATTGATATTCTGGTTGGTGCTGTTAAGAAACTAGGAACTCTTGATCCGAATCAACTTATCAGCGGGTTAACCGGTATTGGCGTTATTCTTGGCGAACTTGTAGGCTTTATGAAGCTTATCAAGGAAGATTCGATGGCTATATCCTCTGCTACAGCATTGTTGGTTATGGCAGTTGCCGTGCAGATTCTTGCTGGTGCTGTTGCTAAGTTCGCGACTCTTAGCCAAGGAGATCTGACAAAGGGTATCATGGCTATGGCATTTGCTTTAGCTACGATTGCTGGATTTACTCAGATTACTGGAGATGCTTCGATAATTTCTGCAGTATCTCTTGTGATCATATCCGTCGCATTACTGATTCTGGCGAAGGCATTGAATGAGTTTGGTGCAATGGCCTGGGATAGCATAGGTAAGGCTGTTACTTTGTTATTCGCTTCATTAATAATTATCGCTGCAGGAATGACATTGATGATGGGTGCTCTTCCAGGAGCTGCATCATTGGTTGTTGCATCCGCAGCATTAATTATCTTAGGGTATGCACTTAGTCAGTTGGGTGCTATGTCTTGGGATGCCATAGGCAAAGCGATGACTCTATTGTTTGGGTCATTATTTATGCTTGCTCTCGGTCTCGAAGCAATGATGTTAGCGTTACCAGGTGCAGGTGCACTGTTAGTTGCTTCTGTTGCATTAATAGCATTAGCAGTGGCACTAGATATAATGGGTAAAATGTCATGGGCTGGTATATCCAAGGCTATGACTACACTGTTATCAGTATTTATTCTAATGACGGTATTCTTAACTCTTATGATCGTTGCACTTCCAGGTGCAGCAGCGCTTCTTGTCGCCTCTGCAGCACTTGCTGTATTGGCAGTTGTTCTTGAAGCATTTGGTGCAATGAGTTGGGAGTCGATTCTAAAGGCTTTGATGATGCTTTCGGGTGTCTTTATCGTCCTTGGACTTGCTGGTTATGCGTTAGAGCCAGTACTTCCTGCCATATTTGCTTTGGCTGGTGCATTAGCATTAATCGGTTTAGCAATCGTATTCGCTGGTGTTGGAATGCTTGCATTTTCTCTAGGGTTTGCAGCGCTTGCTGGTTCTATGGCCCTTGGTGTTCCTGCAATGGTTAATGGTATAACCCAGTTAGCAATGCTTATTCCTGTTGTCATGAAGCAACTTGCAATTGGTGTACTTCTGTTCGGGGCTGTTATAGCTGGAGCAGGCGTACAGATGACAGCAACATTTACTACAGTGTTACTTTCCATTGTTAATGCTATTAATAATGTAGCACCATCTATAGTCGCGACATTGGTAAAACTTATAGTTCTATTATTAGAAGCTATAAATCTGATTGCTCCGATATTCACACAGACGGTTATAACACTTTTAATGGGGTTCTTAACTGCTGTGAATATAGTCGGTCCCGCATTAATTAATACTGGTGTGATATTATTTATGGCTTTGATTAATGCTATAGTCGCACTTGTTCCATTTATGGCAGATGCTGGAATGCAGATGATTAATGGGGTACTTAATGCTATTGCTAATAATACGACATCAATGGTTACCGCAGGAACGAATATTATTATTGCGTTCTTAAACGGTATCAGTCAGAATATTCCTAGAGTTGTTCAAGCAGGAGTTGATTTAGTTCTATCACTTGTGAATTCTCTTGCTGATGGAATTAGAAATAATCAGCAAAGAATGAGTGATGCTGGAGGAAATCTTGTCGGTGCAATTGTTGATGGTATGACTGGCGGTCTTTCTGACAAGGTATTTAATCTTATTAAATCTGCTACCCATATGGGTGATATAGTAATTGTCGCATTAAAGGCAGCATTAGGTATTAAATCACCATCAAAGAAAGCTTATGCCGTTGGCGTATTCACTGTCGATGGTTTAGTTAATAGTTTTGATGACAATGCATCACGAATTGGTGATTCTGCTTCAAATCTTGGAAATGCTGCTTTAACAGCTTTGTCCGAATCGATGAGCAAGGCGTCTGATTATGTAGACATGAATGTTGATCCAACAATTAGACCAGTTATTGATTTCTCAGCCGTTAAGGCTGGGGTTGGAACAATAAATGGTCTTCTTGCCTCAGGAAACTCTATAAATGTTGCAGGTTCTTATGCAACTGCAGCGAGTGTTTCATTTGGAGTTCAAGGTTCTCAGTCTATTTCATCACCTGATGTTACGGGTCAAAATGGGAATACGACAACTCTTAAATTTGAGCAGAATAACTATTCGCCAAAGGCATTATCAGACATAGAGATTTATAGGCAAACACAAAGGCAACTCGCCACGATTAAGGGGGCATTAGCCACTCCATGATAAAAACACTAACCGTTACAAACCCGTCAGGTGACGTCCTGGTTTTGGATATGAAAAATCCATTATTGTCGGGGTTTAAAATCACATCCATAACAGGACTTGGCCCGACTAAGGCATCTATTAATACTACAGATTTTGGGTCTGGCGACGGTTCAGTGTTCAATTCGGCCAGGGTTGGTATGCGAAATATCGTACTGACCCTGGTCTTAATTGAAAACCCAACTATTGAAACTATGCGGCAACTTTCGTATAAATTCTTTCCAGTTAAGCAACGAATCGCGCTTGTTGTTGAAACAGATAATCGAATTGTACAGACGTATGGTTATGTGGAGGCAAATGATCCAGATATTTTCTCTTCTCAAGAGAGTATTCAAGTATCAATACTCTGCGAAGACCCATATTTCTACAGTGTGGTTACGCAACTTACAAATAAGATTAGAAATAACTTAGTATCGAATCCTTCATCAGAAACAGATATTATAGGGTGGTCTTCTTCTTCTGGCGGTAGTACGACTGTAGTAATATCAAGACAAACATCTGGTGGATATTCTGGAATAAGTTTCTTTAGATCTGTATATTCTCCAGTATCACTTACTGATAGTACAAATGGATTGAATTATTCTAGAGTAGGTGCTGCTTGCAAACCAAATGCCACATATACTATGTCTATATATGTGCGGACAAACAGGGATCTTTCAGTAACACCAAGAGCATACACTATTAGTCTAATTGGTGGAACTGTTAATTTAACACCAACTCTTGGCCCATCGGTGTTATGCTTAGCAAATGTGTGGACTAGAGTATCGATAACCGTAGTTTCAGATTACAATGCAGAGCAGATCGACTTCGATATAATGTATATGAATGCTTCTTCAGCATTTACCGTTGATCTCGATGCCGCGATGATTGAGGAAAGTTCGGTTTTAGGTTCATATGTTGAGGGTCGGAATAATGAGTTTGGAGTTATTCGAAAAAACATAATCACGAACCCATCTTTCGAAACTGATCTTACTGGATGGACGGCTTATGCTGGAATTGGCGGTACTGTTTCGGCAATAAAAACCGTTGCCGCATCACCATTTGGGTTATCTTTTATGCGGTTAACTTGGTCCGTCCCTCCGTCAGCTATGGGTGGTCCATCTACAACCAGCATAGCTTGCACTGTAGGAAAAACTTATACCGCTAGTATATATGTTAGATCACCTGTGAATATTACAATGTTGGGGTATTATACTTGGTTTAATGGGGCAACACAAACAATAACTGGTTTTGTTGGAAGCCCCGTATTTTGCCCTGCAAATGTTTGGACTCGAGTCTCGGTTACCTCAACTTGTCCTGTTGGGTCAAATAATGTTCAGTGGAGTTGGAACATTGTTAATGGCGGAGTAAGAACATCAGGACAAATTTTAGATGTTGATGGCGCGCTTATGGAAGAGTCTCCATCGGTTGGCATATATGTAGAGGGAACAGTAATTCAATTTACATATGCCGGAGATGATCCAATCGGGGCGTTATTCAAAATTCATGCTGTTGGCTCGGCCACGAACGTGTCACTTACAAACGTATATACTGGAGAGATATTTTCTCTCGACACTACAAAATGGTCAAATATTGCTGGAGTTAGTACATCTCCAACATTTATAAACAATGATGATTTTGTAATATCAACGGTTAAAGGTAGTAAAAGTTTAACACTTATTCGTAATGGTGTATCATACAACATGATTAACACGTTTAAGAAAGACTCAACCT